TGCCGCTTTTGGCAGACAATTTATCGTTAGCGTAAGTCGCCCACGGCATAGCCAAGGCCAGGTTATCCATGCTTGCACACAGCAGCGGTACAGATAGCGTGGCGTTGATTTCATCAACTACCTGCATCCCCTTTGTCTTGCCCTTCCGGCCGTCATACTCAATTTCCCTGATATTCTTTGCGACTGTGAAAGTACCACCGCCGCGTGTGGGAGCAAGCGGGCGCTCTCCCTCTTTGCCATAGTTGATGTAGACTATTCCGTAGTCTATCTGGATATTTTTTATTTGTTCCTGAGTAAGCTTCATCTTCTCAGCTCCTTCCAAAAAGTCTCGCTTCATAAATGTACTTCCTGCGCTTTATAGCCGGGTTGTCATCTCGAAGCGGTATTTTACGGTCTAAGTAAAAAGTGACCGCCAAACCTTCGGCGGTCAGCGTCTTTTTGTTTAGTGCGTCATTAACGGATTCCATCAGGTTTTCAATGGCTGTCGTGTCTCCTCCGACCGGCATGTCCCAGCCATCAATATCAAGAGCGACAGTCTCAAATTCCTCTCCGTCATTGGTAATCTGGGTGAAATCATAGGCAAGATAGGGGAATTGAGCATCGTCCGGCGCCTCCTGGAAATAGACACGAGGATGGATAGACTTCAGATATGGATACAGCAGTTTACGTAGATTCTTCATCGCCTATTTCCTCCTCTTCGTCTATCAGCCCCAGTGCCTTATTCTCATCCTCAATGGCGGACAGATACTGGCCCTCAATCCTGCGGATATCGTCAATGTGCTTGAATGTTGTTTCCCGGATGACACCCTTTTTCGGCATGCCTTTTGTGCCAAGCTCCTGATTGACACCGTACCAAGCATCATGCTTGACACCGATTTGCAGGTCAGCTTCCTTTTTTCTTACCCAATATTGGGTACTGTTGTATATACGTCGGTGCCGTTTCATTCCAGGAAGTTGTTTGAGCTCCTGTATCATTCTTTTCCTCAGTAATTTTGCAACATCTTTTAGTGCTGCGCGGGTGAGTTCTTGGATTGTGTACTGCGCACGGTCAACGCTTGAAATGAACTCAATACCGTCTTTTTTTATTTTTGTAACACTAGGTGGCATTGGCACGGTTGACCACCCCCTGGCAAACAAGCTCAATTTCTTCACTGTTGGGTTCAAATGTCCTGATTATTGTGTATTCTTTGTCATCATACTTCAATGATTTTTCGCCTTTATATTCCCGTGTCCAAAGTACAAAAGTTAATTCCGGCCTCAGCCCGGTTGCGGCTGCTTGATAATACTCACTTTGCCTTATGGATTTTTTGGCGGCAAATGTTTTTCGATATAACTTATCTATTATCACATCTCCCATTGCATTCGTGGTTTCCGTTTCAGAGATGAGGTGCACTATCTTATCTTTCCTCACTCAATCACCCCGCAATTGGACAACGAGAGATTCAAAAACCGGGGAAAATTTAACTTCCCCGGCATTTGTGTTCCATAAGTCCGTTACACCCAAAACAATGACCGCCGAATCCATATTTTCTTCTTTTACACCAGCACGCCGCATGTAGTTTTTTACCGCTTTGATTTTTTGATTGAGTACACTGTCAAAATCAGTGCTTTTAACCGGAATATCCAGACCGATTTTGCACTCAATCAAAAGTTCTTCGTTAGTCATTTCTACCACCGCCTATACGATGATATACAGGTCTATATCTTTTTGTCCATCCGGGCTACCGTTTAATGAGATTACATTCTTTTCGATGTCCTTAGCATCAGGTGTAACGGTGCCACTGTCAGCGGATTTATTAAACAGCTTTAAGATTACTTGCTCGCCCGCTTCCAATTTGTACGGCATGCCGAACACATTACCCCAGCCAACATTAACAGTTACGGAACCTCCATCCTGCACCGGTACAGTAACGCTTGTTACTTCCTTGAAAGCTATTGAGCCTGTAAAAGTACCCTGTGTATCTGCTGTGACTGTATGTGTTTCGGTTATTTCCTCACCTGAAAAGTTTTTACCTTTTACAACAATATCTCCTGCAGCAATATCTCCAGCAATGCCGGCGGCCAAAGTCACAACAATATTGCGGGGCCAATCGGGCTGTTCTTTAAATTCTTTGATTACTAACGGTTTTGCTTCTCCGCCTGTGGTACATCGCTCACCGTCTATCATGCCGTTAGAGTTAGCAGCCATGGGGGCAGGAATACGAACATGGGCGATGAAGGCGCTGTCAACTGCCACGCCTTCAACATCGGTTGTAATTGTCTGTCCAAAATTATGCTTATATGGAGCCATTGAACATACAGACATTATCACCCCTCCTTATGCTTTTGCGATGGTTACGAGAGATCCGGTGTCAATTACTTTACCATCGCAAGCCATAACGGCTTTAGTCAACCAATCCTCTGTATCCCAATCCTGCTTACGCTGCACTCCAAGGTCATAATTGGTATTTAATACATAATCGCTGAAGTTGAACAGGAATGCGAAGATCTTTTCCTTCTCAAGCGATGCGCTGAAACTATCCATATAATCTCCGCAAAGCACAACCTCACGACCAAGCAGCGTCCGTTCAGGTCTGCCTCCGATGCCATAATTAATACGAGCAATGGGCTGGCCTTCAGCATCTGTCATGCCAACAAAAGCCATGAATGTCTTTTTAGTCATACACCATCTTGCATTAGCTTCGTATGCCTGCGGTAATGCAGCCTCAGCATTTACCAAAAGCTCATAATCTATCTTTTTAGCGGTAAGAGCCTGTCCTGTTGGCGGAGTTTCGTCAAGAATACCTTTCGGACCAACCGAGGTATTACCTCCTGAATTCCATGCACCTTTAATTATTGCGCTTTCAATCGCTTTTGTCATGGCCTCGGATACCTGTCTGACAAATACCGTCTCAAATGCTGGTAATGCCATTACAGCAGCCTCTTGTGTCATGGCAATCTCGCAACGCAACTTATAATGCGTAAAGTCAATGCTCGCTGCAACGGTCTTTTTCTGTTTATCAGATCCGGCGCCTTCGTTCACCCATGTTGCAACAGGCTTGACGGATGAAGTTGGAATTTTTACACCCGCCGGGAATGCTGATTTTGTAACTAATGGCAAAATCATACCAGTTGATTCAAGTGTTTCTATAATACGATTCGCCAGCGGCACAGGTATTGCAGCTGCTAAGTCTGTAGTCTTGGTTACTCCATCATCTCTCAATTCAGCCGGAATAGGCACACCGCGTGTTACAAATTGCTGAAACGCTTTACGGTATTCAAGTTTTTCCTCGTCCTTTTCTTTGCGAACTTCAATCCCAGACTTAACTATACCTGGTACTTTACTATTTATAGCCTTTGTCCTCTCTTCCTGTCCTTCTTCTTTGCCTTGATCTCCTGATTCGTCATCAGGCATATTATCAATCATTTCCTGAAGGCTGCGGATTTCTTCATTGAGAGTATCAAGCTCAGTATTAAGGCTTCTCAATTCCTCAACACTTTCTGTTTTTTCTGCTTTTGCGACTATTTCAGCTTTCCTGGTATTCTTCTTTGCCAGGAGGTCTAAAAGTTTCTTTTTCATAGATTTACACCTTTCCTTTCATGATAATTTTTTGTTTTAAAAGTTCTTTTTCGCGCAAGCTATCCAGCCGCCTTTTCTCACTGTCCAGTAATTCAAGGCTCCGCGCATATATTGAAGTGGAATCGTAAAACGGTGTATCCACAACCGATACGTCCCACAATTTAGCAATATCTGTTACGTCTCTTTTAGTCTCATCTTTACCAAACGACCAAGTATCCCCATTGTCTGCGACAGTAAATGCAAAAGACATTTTATCAATTAGTCCTTCTTTTATTGCTTTGTATAGGTCTCTGTTGCTTTGAGTGTCCAAAAGTTCTGCGATAATCTTAAGTCCAATATCATCTTTAATGAGCTGCAGAGATTTGTTTCGGGTTCTTGCCATTATCATTACATTATCGTTATGGTTGTAACGCAAAGGCACATCTTTCATATCTGTTTTGTCCAGCGCCCCTCGTTTTATTGTCTCAGTAAATTTTCGGCCACCTATTTCATGAGTTGCTGGTTTATCATACGTAATGGCATATCCCTCAATAACCATTTTGTCATCTACGCCTTCTGCTGCTCTTATATCAATCAGTCTGCGCTCCGCTTTCTCCTTCATCATTTACCCCCGCCTTTCCTTTTTGGTATTCGTCAACATTCTCTATATTGACATAATTAAGACTTTGCAACCTTCGGTTGCCTTGCTCAAAAGGCTCAATACCAAACATTGCACTTATTTGATTTAGCGTCATTATTCCGGTCTCTTTTGCAATATTGGCAAGTTGGATTTTATCATCCGTGGACATATAATTGACCTTGCTGTAGTAGCACTTTATTTTGTGTCCAACATCAAGTTCGCGCTCGGTAAACAATCCTCCGGTCATAGCTTGTTCAAACTGAACTATAAAATCTTCAATTGCTGTTTGATAAAATGCACTGTGTTGCTCTCCTTTATAATCACCGGATAAAATAGCAGCTGAAACACCATAGCGTTCTTGTATTACCGCTTTTAAAAATTTTAAAGCCGAATCAGGAATATCAGGAGCATTTATATTAACCGGAGTAAACTCACCGCCTAGATCTGTTGCTATCATGCCGGCTTTACTTGTGAAAATATGATCTTCAAACTCATCTCTTAATTTGTTTAGCTTATCCTGCTCTGCTAAGGTTTTGGCATGATATACACCCTTAATTTGCAGGCTTGCTTCAATGGATTTAGGTAATCCTTGGATTGTTTTATCTAATGCATCTATAACTCGGTATATTGCAGTATCATTCGTTCGTCCATAATCATCCCCGCCGCCAATTATTGTATTGGCTCCCCGGCGCCATTTAAGATGTATTAATTCCGAATACGGTAAGGTGTAACTTGAGCCGTCTTCGAACTCCATTTTAACGTCCCATACATTTCCGTTGTTAACACCGATATAAACTGCACTTGGTTTCAATGGATAAAAAGCAAGGTACCTCTTAAAAGTTCTGCCATTTACTTCGATTAACTCATATTGAGGATATATAAAAGCATTGCAAAATTTTCTCCTGAGCCATTCAACATTGGCCAGAAAATCTGATGTTGTCTGTAATGGATTTGGCCTGCATCTGAACAACCTGGTTATATCATCATTCTGAACAATAATTGTATCTCCGCGCTCAACAACGCTTTTTATCTCGATTTTTGATATTTCACTTGCCACCCGATCTATTGCATTATTAACAAAGTCTGACATATAGATATCATGCCCGAAACTTGTAAATATCGGCTCAGCATTTGTCAGCCAGGCATAATATTTACTTTCTTTACCACGAAAAAGGTTTTTAATATACTGCAAAGCACCCAAGCTATCACCCGCTTTCTATCTAATTAAGCTCATAAATTCGGAACGGTGCCATTCAAGTGTTGCATAAGCTATAATTTTTGCAACAGTGCCGTCTATTCTTTTGCTTGTTTCCATTTTTGCTGGCATGATCCGACCAAGTTTATCTAAGGCTATCCCAGTATTGCAAAAACACCAGTAACAAACAGGGTTATTCTGATAAATTACTAATTTATCCCTCATGTCTGCTTCTAGTGTTCGCATAGGATTGTTTAATACCTTAAAATCTTGGGGAATGTTGACTGTGATTTTATCCCCGAAAATTTCTAAATATTTATTCTGAAAATCTTTTGCAAATCTATTATCATAACCGCTTTTAAATGGCTTCAAATCATATTCTTTTAGTAATTCATAATGCCATTCTGCAACTAGAGAACTGTCAACTGAATTTCCATCAACTATAGTAAGCCATCCTTCCCTTTCCCACTGACGATAATCAACATCATCAGGACTCATTTCTAGCTTGCTTTCAGGTACCCAATAGTGAGTATGAAAATATGTCTTTTTATCGTTTGGCTTTTTAAGCAATATCGCTGATGCGCAAAGGTCTGTTGTCTCAGCAAAGTCATTCCCGGATATATAAAACGCGCCTGTAAACTCTCTTAGGTCAAACGCTTCATTATTCACAATAGATGCATGCGGTAGCCATGCTGTTGAAGCAGATTGTGGCAAGTTAAAATCTTTAGCTAAAACAAACGCCCTGGTTGCAGAAGATTCTCTAGCCTCCTCAACCATTTGTCTTAAAAAACTCCACTTTTTTATTACACCCAGGTCAGGATTACTTTTAACCCAAGACTTTTCATCCTGCCAAATTTCCTCCTCACTATCCTGGGTATGTAACCAGATCAACCAACGGGGTCTTTCCAGCTCTCCTTTTAGTACCTTTCTGGCCTCTTTTAGCCTTTCATCAAGATAACCATCACGGACAAAACCCTCCGTCGTTATCTCCCCGTATATCGGTTCGTCCTGAGTAGACAATGCTTGTCTAATCGGCATAACTAAGCTATTGTCTTTCATTTCGTGGACCTCGTCAACGGATCCGACTTTGATGTTTTTCCCTTCCTTTGCTCCTGTCTTTGCAGATATCTTAGTTATGCAGCCCTTATTCTGGGAACTGAATTTGCCCTTTTTCTTTTTCTGTTTCGGATTGCCAAAAAACATTCCTCGTATATTCTTGCGCGTTACTTTTGCCAGCGTTGGACTTTCTTCTCTCATGGCATTTATGGCCTGAAACATTATATCAGCCTGCGAATAATCGTTTGAAGCGCAGAGAATTTTTGTCCCCATTTCTCCACAAAACCATTCCGCTAAATCCATTGCTGCTACGAAAGGAGATTTCCCGCACTTACGGCCTATAACCATTAAATATTCCTGGTATAACCTTGCCCATCTGCCTATTTCTTTATCAAATATCTTAAAACTATAAAATGCTTCAACAAAAGCCTTCTGTCTTAAAGTCAAAATAAAAGGCTTCCCAGCAAAGGGAGCCTCATAATGTTTGCATTCTTTTTCTATGAATTTAATTCGTTTGTGAGAATCAGCAGTATCAAATATTATCTCACTTTGAAAAGTATCATACAGCGCATCCGGCCTTTCCAAATATCCAGCCATAATGCTGAGCATTTTCATTAACTCTTGACCAATGAGTATTTCTCCACTCTCACACCTAGCCATATACTCCGTCAAGTGCCCAGGGTATTTGTCGTACAGTTTATTCATATTCACTAAGTCCGTCATCTTCATCATCCTGTTCAACTGCAAGATACTTCATAAGTTTATCCATGATATTTGTTAAGGTGGCAGAGTGCTTCGCAATGGCATTTGATATAGGCAAAGTCCTTTGCAATTTAGTATTTTCCGGGTGAAATTCTATCATTCCGGAAACAATTGCCTGCTCATTTAAGCGCTTTAGATATATTCTTTCATACGCAGCCTGTTCAATCAATCCTTCCAAAGCTCTTAATTTCCCCTCGTCTGCGTTGGCAAATTCTGCTTTTAACCTTTCAATTTCAGCTAATAACTCAGGATTACTCATAATATCACCTGGTTTCATTTTTTTTCAAAATTTCTAAACCGAAAAGTCAAAATTTCGGTGTGTATCACAAAGACCA